GTTTATATGTGTACTAATTTTCATTTATACCCTTCATTCACAACATTCACTACATTGTGTATTTGAATGCCATATATTTTTGCCGCACAGTAGTCAGTATAAACTTTACTCTGTGCTATTTTGTGCTGCGCTTTCTCTATTGGATCTAGACTTTCATAGGCTTGAATATATCTATTATATAATTCTACACCTGGGTGAGGGAATGATTCCTCACTAGAATGGTCTGACATGATTCAATCCTCCATATCTTCAAATGTGTAATCTGCTGGCTCAATTAGTGTTTCATAGTACATAACTGGATAACGCTCACAGTGTTGTTCAATTTTTTCTTTTAACTGCGCTTCTGTTGAACCATTGAATATTACTGTTGACTGATATACGCCATCATCCATATCATAAGTTATCTTTAGTGTCTTTGCTATCATCTGTGTTTCCTGTGTCTCTGTGATTTACATTCTTGCGGTCACCGCCAAATATTCTATCCCAATTGTCGTTATACTTTTGCTGATCTACTGGGCGATATTGACTGCCTTTACCTGCGGCACTGCTTTTATATCTATGTGCTGGCTTTTCTAATCCTTCACTAATATCTCGTGCTTGTTTAAGTGCATTATTAGTGTTGATTGTTTTTTCATTCTTTACCCATTGTGTACTGCCTTTCTCTGGTACTTTACTTTTCTGCATATCTTATTCCTATAACAGTATATTCTTTTGTTTATTGCGTGGTTCTATTTCATTACCATAACCTGATAACAATAATAATATTGCGGCAATGAGCCACCATGGTGAAATTAGTTGAAGCATACAACCCCACAGTACGCTGAGTCCTGTGAGTGTAAGCGTGTTGAATATATTTGTTTTGTGACTACTTTCTTTATTAAAGTCTGGCATCTTCATATCTTTATTCCTCTATAAACCATTCTTCAGGCAAAATTGCTCTTTTATCTAACATTTGTTTTTTTGCTTGTGCATATACAGTCTTTCTGTGAGTTCTATCCTTAAACATTAAACTGCCTACATCTTGACTTTGTTCACGCAGAAATACTGTGTGCAGCATTTGCGTTCTTATACCCTGATCATTACACTGTTTAGCCCAGTCAATATCTTCTAGAGCAAGCAATGCCTCATCTTGATAAGGTATATCTTTATTAGCGATAACATACAGTTGACTTATTTCTGTAGTATCACTCCAATGATGGACACCATCATCCCAACCTGTGCTGTTATACCTTAGTATGCCCATCTTGTGATTACTGTTTAATGTATACACACTATTAAATACAGGATTCTTTAACCATTCACCTGTAAGATAACGATGAGGATAAAGTGTGATGTCATCATCAGCCATTATCAAGTAGGTTCTGTTTGATTCTTTGTAATCCTTAATAATCCTGTTGCGGCCCACAGCAGGTAGATAGCCTGTATTATCCCATAATACAGTTTCCCAACCCTGCGCTTGCCACCAAGCAACAGTTTTGTTTGTGATATGCGCTCTACCTTCATGTGTAAGCAAATCTATACGCATTATAATTTATTACTCATATCTTTATTCCTCTATAAACCATTCTTCAGGCAGTTTGTGGCCTGCTGTATCTGTTTTCTCTTTCCAGGCTTGTATGCGTGTGTTAGCAATCTTTACATAAGCAGGGTCTAACTCACAACCTGTGAATTCACAGCCTAACTCAACTGCCGCCATACCTGTGCTTCCTGAGCCTGTGAATGGATCTAATACTTTACCGCCCTGTGGTGTGACTAACTTGATGAGATAACGCATAAGTGCTACTGGCTTAACGGTGGGGTGGTTGTTGCCTAACATAGTAGATTTACGCTTTTCTATAAATGTTTTTTTGCTTGGATCACATTTACTATGATCGTTAGTACCATTTATTGTTTTCTTACAATCATCACAGAAGGGTGTTTTACCCATTACATTTATACCGTGTGTTTCATTCTTGCCCAAGTCTTTGTTATGCTCTTCAGGTGGTGCTTCAAACCCACAGTGGCGTTCTGCTCTGCTCACTTTAGGACAATAAAAGAACTTTTGGTAGCCTTCTACTTCACCTAACACATTTGAGGGGAATCTACCTTGTTCATTGGTCGTTGTTTCACCTTGCCATTTGTTGGGATCTTGTTGATTGAACTCCAATCTGTCCATCCCGTTTGCTGGGTATGTTAGTGTTTCACTTTCAACCCTCGTAGCATCAATATTGAGTGCTCCAACACCGTGCTTTAACACATTGGCTATGGTGCTGCCTTTCATTGGCTTGCGGGCCATCACTATGGGCTCGTGTGCTGGTTTTAGTGCTGTTTTCCAACCAGCCCATTCTGATTCTATAGGTGGTGATTTGGCATTACATAATCTATCACATTGACTTGGAGGATATGTCATATTAGCATCACATTCAATACAATAAGGAGTAGTATGATTGACACTATTCTTTACTGCTCTTGTATCTGCGTGTTTATGTTTATGATATGTGTATTTCTTATCCTTTCCTTCTCTTTTGTCTATGCCTTTGCCCACATCCTGTGCTTTAGGAAAGCCTGAACTATACAACCACATAAGTTGATCACGGATCTCAAATCCTACACCTTCTATGTTGGTTGCTAAGTGATGATAAGTTCTTGCGGCACTAAAGGCCAATAAGAAGCCACCTGGCTTAAGCACTCTAAAACATTCTTGCCAAGTCTCTACTGCTCCGGTGTTCTTGTCCCATTCTTTGGCTAAGAACTCTATACCATATGGTGGGTCTGTGACAATGCTGTCAAAATGATTGTCTGGGTAAGACTTTAATATATCTATATTGTTGCCATTTATTACTTTATACATATCTTCATATCTCCTATTAAGCCCTATAAGAACCTGTATTTCTTCTTATCTGTTGTCCTACCGATTGTATATTTTGTTTAACTGGATATATTCCATTTACCATATAACCTAATGCGTCATTAAAATGTGAAAAGTCTTCAGCACCATTCTTTTCCGGTTGGCGTGTACCCTCAATGTATGTATGCTTTTGTAAGCCTTCTATTATTTTACGACACTTAGGATCTATTGTCAAGCGTACTATGCCATTAGCACTTTTACACGCGGCATTTACACTTGCTATACGATCCTTTACTGCTGGATTGATTGAACCTACACGCAATTCAAATCCTGCGTTCTTTAATATGATATGATCTGTTATGCCACCTATAGCGGAGGAACGATGTTGCGCTCCACTTGCATCAGGAAAGCATATAATCTTTCTACCTGGATAACGCATCTGTATTTCTCGTGCCATCTCTTGTGTATCCGAACCGTATAGTGCTATTTCATCAAATATGTGTATACCTTGTTGATGTTGATATGCTACTACAGCACATAGTGGAAAATAGTTAAAGTCCATTCCCACATACAATGGCATACGGTTGTCGTTGGGTAATTCTCTTGTTATTATGTTATGGTCGCCAAACGCATAGTAAATCTGATTCTCTAATTCTATCCACTCGGCTAGGAACTCTTGTTTGAACTCTCGCTCACCCATTGTTTGGCGTGCATTTTCTATTTCTTCTGGATCAACAATACCACCTTCGGCTGTGGTGTAAGTATGACATAACCAATCCGGATTGTTTTTATTGTTATGGAAAAGGTCCCACAACCATCCTTTTCCTTTTGGTGTTGATATGATTAGTGCTGTGCCTCGTTGGTCTGCTAGTGCTGGTCGTATTACTTCATAAAATAATTCTTCAGCACAGTCTGCGGCTTCATCTATTACGCAATGACTTATTGAGAGTCCTCTTAAACGATCTGGATTGTCAGCGGAACGCAACATTATGATTGAACCATTTACTAACTCTATTTCTAAATTACTTTCGTTTATTTTCTTTACCCAACGCTTGTCTAATAACATATTTTTAATTGGCTTCCACATGACTTGGCGACACATACCATGAGTGGGAGCAATATATACGCAGGTCTTATTTGGATGTCTTGCGGCTTTTGCTAAACTTGCTATGCTCATATAACTTTTACCGCCGCGCCGCGCCGCTACTACACAAGCAAAGCGTTTTCCGGAATTGAGTACATATGCTTGTTGGTGGGTAAGTTTCACTTTTCTTCAAACCATTGTTCTGGTAGTGGATTTAATCTACTATTAGCAAATTCCACATAATCAACATCTATATCTGTGCCTATACCTTGGAGTCCCATACGCTGTGCTACTGCTACTGTTGTGCCTGTGCCGGCAAAAGGATCAAATACTATACCGTTCTTACAGCCGGACACTTTTATACATTTTTCTACAAGTGCTTCTGGAAATATAGCAGGATGTTTGTTTTTACCTTTTATTTGTTCTGTTATTTTCTTTGTGGCAAGACTTTTATATGTGTAGTGCCAGCAAGTTGTAGTTGGACGCCAAGTTTTGCCTGTTCTTCTTGCGTTCTTTTCTGGTGTCCCGGTTGCTGAATAAGGCACACCACTACCTTCTAAATCTATATCTGTATTACCTTCTGCTGTAAAGTGGAATAAATGTTCCCATCCGTTTTGTAAATATCTTGTGCTGCTTGTGGGTGTTGAGTATCCTCTAACATATCCATCAATTTCCACTGCCTTTGCCCATATAATATTGTTTTGTAATACCCAAGGCACTCCGCGGGCAATATCATAAGGCATATAAGGATCTGCTTTTGTGCTGGCTATGTTGAGAAACAGATGACCTGTTGGTTTCAGTATGCGGCAGACTTCAACCCACACTGACTTTTGCCAATCTATATAGTCTGATCGTGTATCTGTGTAAGTATTATAACCTAACCCAATGTTATATGGCGGACTGCTGACACAAACATCTATGCTGTGTTCAGGTTGTGATCTCATCCAAGTTAAACAATCACTTTGTATAATCATCGTTTTCATCAAGCCATGGAAGAACAGTATTGT